AGGGGGATAATCTCGAGGGATGCGTAACAATTGTATCACGCCCATTCAAAGACATGAAAGGCCAGGTGCCTGAAGGATTGTATCAGGTTGTATTTGACCCGTACTACAAAGAAGAAGCCGAGGATTTAACTTCCCTGTTCTCTGTGTACGTGATGAAACAGTACAACGTAATTGACCCCGTAGATGAAGGACTACCGGTTGCTTGGTACCATGCCCGTCCGAGTCAGCTTGAGACTGCTTACAGTACACTCTTCAAGCTGTGTGATATGTACAACTGCACTGCTCAGGGTGAGATAGCCGGTGGAGGGCAGGGTGTGGTAGACTATGCCAAGACAACCAAGCAGCTGCATAAGCTTGAGTATGAGCCTGAAATGCTCGGTAACAAGGAGAGTGGGCAGAAGTCAAAGAACCGTACATACCTGATGAATATGGCCGTAGAAAAGAAGCGTATGGGACTTACCTACCTTGCTAACTGGCACACAACAATCCGTGGTTCCAACGAAAATGGACAACCCATACTTAACATTCACAGAGTATATGACCTTGGACTACTCAGAGAGATGAAGAAGTTCGGAGATAGAAATGCCGATAGAATTTCTGCAATGATTATCGGTATGTTCATGCTTAAAGAGAACAGCTTGCAGAAGGCGGAGAGAATTGTAAAACCACCAAGCGAATTCTTCAAACGCTCACTGTTTGGGGGGAGTCAAGCTGTACAGTCAGGACAGTTGACTACGGCTTATTGATACCTCGAGTTTAGAGGCTGTGCTACCCTATATTTTTGGTGATGGCATCTTCCGAAACTGGGGTACCACTCCAGAGAATTTCTTGGGGTGAGAAGATTAAAAACAATAAACAATGGTTCAAGGACAACTTGGACTATAGGATTGCACAATCTACTTTCGGAGATGCTACAAACACCGGTAAGAAGAAAGACCTTGGTGTTTTCTACAATGTTTATAACAATCAGTTTCCTCTTGACTGGTTTAAACATATTACCAATCCGCTCAGTACTACAAACGAACGGTTAAAGAACTTCCCTGCTAAAATTCGTCCCACTGCAATGCTTCGTGCGAACATTGATCTGCTACTCAATGAGTATCCGACAAGACCGTTTGCATTCCAGGTGGATAACCTCGGCGAGGATGCTTACAACAGCTACCTGGATGGCCTTGTTAAGAAAGTAGAAGCTAACCTTAGCGAACACTTTCTGGCTGTAGCGCAGGCAGCTATGAAAGAAGCAGGACACCAATTTCAGGAAATCCCACAGGACGAACAGGTAGAACTACCCGATGCCCTCAAAGAACGATACACAGCAGGATATAAAGACAACTTAGCCATCCGTGGACAACGGTGGATGAAGCGTGCCATACGTGAGTATAACGTCAGGGGCAAGCTTACAAAGATGTTTAAAGACTGGCTCATTTCAGGGTATGCATTCTCCTATAAGAATATGGAGAGTGGAAACTTTGTGTACGAGCGGGTAAGTCCACGGGAGGTAGACTACGTCAAGAGTCCCAATTGCGAATTCATAGAAGATGCTGAAGTAGTAATCAGAAAGCAGCTCATGACACTGTCAGAAGTTGTTGACAGGTTCTACGATGAAATAGATAACAAAGCACATGAGGGTCTGGAACAGCGTAACTGGTCTTCCCCGGCTACGATGTACACATTCATGAGTGAAGCGATGGGCGGCACTATTCACGCCAACCTCATACCGGTTTATCACATGTACTGGAAGGGTAAGAAACTTATCAAGTATATAACCTACACAGACCCCTTAACCGGGCAGATACAGGAGGATGTAGTGATGGATGAAGACACACTCATCACAGAGGGTATGACAGTTACCAAAACTGAGTGGATTAATGAAGGGTACGAAGGTTGGAGAATAGGAGATAACCTGTATTGTAAACTCAGGGCTTTACCTATACAGCGTAACGAGATGAACAACTTCTCCAGATGCAAAGGCCCATACAACGGGCGTCTGTTCTCTGACACGCACTCTGAAAACATATCCGTATTGGAGTTGGGACTTCCTTTCGCCATCATGTATATGATTACCGACTACACGATTGAAAAAACTGTAGCTAAGAATAAGGGTAAAATACTGATGATTGACCAAAAAGCAATCCCCACAGGGGAAGGCTGGGATGAGGACACGTTCTTCTACTACTCTGAAGCTTTAGGGTACATGCTTGTTGATAGAAGTCAGCAGGGTGTGGACAAGACAATGAATCAGTACCATGTAATGGACATGTCCACTCTTGACCAGATTAAAGAGTTAATACTCTTACGCGACAGTTTCGCTAAAGGATGGGATGATGTCCTTGGACTCAATCCTCAGCGTAAAGCACAAATCAGTGCATCGGAAGGACTCGGCACAATGAACGGAGCAATCGCTCAATCCTCAGTAATCACCAACGGCATCTTCACACTCTTCGAAGAATTCGTAGAGAAAGACCTGCAAGGAATACTAGACTTCAGCAAGTTTATTAATGTGGAAGGCGTACGGGCAATCTACAACAGTGACGATTTCGATACTGCTCTACTAGATATAGACCCCAATACATACTGCAATGCCGACCTGGGATTGTTTGTAACCTTTTCTGCAGGTGAAATGCAAAGTCTGGAAAGGTACAAGAGTAACATACAGGCGATGCTACAAAATGGAGTTAAACAATCAACCATACTTGAGATAGCCAAATCCAATAACCTCGCTGAGTTAACAATGAAGCTGAAGCGCATTGAGGAAATCGAGATTGAGCAAGCTGAACAATCAGCTCAGTCTGAACATGAGAAGGCTATGGAGATTGAAGGTATCAAAGAGCGATACCTAAGACTAAGTAAAACGCTTGATGGGGACAATATAGATAAAGAGTGGGATAGAAGAAATGAGAATGAAATGCTCAAAGGCGAATACGCAGCCATAGCCACGTTGGGCGCAACAGCAGACGGAGATGTTAACGACAACGGCGTACCCGATGCAGCTGAAATAGGCAAACGAATAGCTGCTGCTCAAAGCATAGCATCTGCTGAAAGACTGAAGCTTGCAGACCTCTCCTCTAAAGAGCGCATGCAGGACAAGGATTTACAGATGCGCCAGAAAGAATTAGATACCAAGAAACTTATTGAAGATAAAAAAGCAGCCGTGGCACTCAAGAACAAGGTGTCCGGCGAGAAGCCCTAAACAGTAAACAATACAGTATGAAAAAGTACATCCAAATGTTTCTAGACCCCGCTCCAGACTCTGCGGGAGGAGATCCACTTCCACCATTACCTAAGTCACTGGCTGACTTAGATAACCCATCACCTGATGACCTTGCTGCCGCTGCAGAGGCTCAGAGACTAGCTGATGAGGCTACTCCTCCAGCAGCGCCAACACCTGTTGAGGGTGTTAATGAAGATGGCACACTTCAGGAAGGGTATTCAAAAGATGCTGAAGGTAACGTTGTGAAAGATGAACCGGTAGATGCCGGTACAAAAGGTGACGATACGGAAGGGGATGAAGGTTCATTCTGGGATGACGTCGATGCACTGCGTGGTGAACCTTTAGTCATTGACTGGGATGCACACAAAGATGCAGATGGAAACCCAATTGACCCCGTGTCTGCAGAAGGCGCATACATCCGGGAGAAAGCAATCGAGAGAAAGACAATCGATGACTATGATGACTATTTGAAGAAGATTGACCCACGAGGTTACGCATACATGCTGCATAGACAGGCTGGCGGAACTGACGAAGAATTTCTCGCAACTAAATCTGCTAATTTGCCTGAGTACGAAGCGTTTAAAGAAAGTGTAGATGCTCAATCTGCTCTTTACAAACAAGCTCTCGTAGGACGTGGCTTAGACGCTGATCTGGCCCAACTGCAGGTTGATAAGGCAGTAAAAGATGGTAAATTATTTGAGTTAGCTGACAAAGAGTACAAAGCACACCAGGCTCAGAATGAGGCACAACTCAAAGCCATCGAACAGAAGAACGCCGTAGCTCAGCAGAACTACACTAACGCAGTAAATAAATTGAACGCATCACTGGTAAGCAGTATTCAGGAGAGTAAGGGATTGAAGTTCATTATCCCTGATACTGACAAAGCAGCTTTTACAGAGTTTGTAAAGAAGGGAGTTCGCTTTGATGCAGAAACCAACTCTTTCAGTATTGTTCAGGAACTCGGGGAAGACAACAGCAGGTTGTTAGAGTCGATGTTCCTTCTATACAAGAAAGGAGATTTGACAGGACTGATCAAACGGGAGGCACAATCTGCAACTGTTAAAAGACTGCAGAAAACTGTACTCAAAGCAAAAAGCGCAGGAGGAGGAGCAGCAGTAGAACCGCCGGGTGCGAAGAAAGATTACATACCACTCGGTAACATTTAAAGAGTAAACAATTAAAATCCAATATCCATGTCACAATCCACTCCAGCCCTGAAGTACAGGGTAACCGAATCGATCTACGATTCAAAATCCATGCTGGATGAGACCAACTTCTATCATCAACGTCAGGGCGCTCCGAGTGAACTGACTAAAAAGTTGACCTACATCCTAGGCGACTACACGAAGAAGTATCCCATCAGCTCAATGACACTTGGTGGTATCGGGTACGAAGGCAACGCAATGAAAAAAGCGGCCGTAGAACTTGACGACCCTCAATTTACCTATCCTGTAATGGGACGTATTGACAAAGCAGCAATCGTGTCAAGCACTCCGTACAGCGCAGGTGATAAACCCGGTATTGGCAACAGTACCTTCAAAATCCGGTTCTACGACAACCAGATTAAGCAGTTCTATGTGATTCAATCAGCCCGTGGTATTCAGGCTTACGTTCACAGTTACGAACCAACTGCAAACGGTGAGTTCGAGTACACCGTATCGATGGATCCGGCCGCTCCAAGCGACTACTGTCCATTGACCGAATTACAGCCAGGCGCTGCTTGGGCTGACATCACTACTGCAGTTGCAGAGAGTGAGTCTCGCACAACTGAGAGCACTATGGTGATGCCTGGTTCTTACAAGAATCAGATGTCCTTCTTAAGACACGGTTTCAGCTGGGCTGGTAACTCTTCTAAGAAGACCATGAAGATTGAAGTAACTAATCCATTGAGCAAAGAAACCACCAATGTTTGGATGGACTGGGCTTTATGGCAGTATGAGCTGCGCTGGTTAGATATGTGTGAGCATAGCTACTGGTACAGCCGTTACAACAGGTTACCAAACGGTGAAGTACTGTTGAAGGACATGCTTACCGGCAAAGTGATTCCGCGTGGTTCAGGTTTGCTTGAGCAAATCCAGA